AACTCATTTATGGATAGCTGTATATGATAATGACGTTAAAGTAAACTTAAACCACGATGTGGGTGGAAGTACTTGGGATAAGTCAAACGCATGGATGGATGAGGTTAAGATAAAAAAGGATTCAGCTATTGTATCGTTACAATTAGGGAATGTTCGGTTAGACTTTGGAGATACGTTAGGCGTTGAGATCGACAAGAGCCAGGATGCGACATTTAGTTTGTACGGTTACGAAGAAGATATATAAAATTATAAAATAGAAAATTATGTTAACGAATATAGATATATTTAAGAAACAAGTAAACACAGGGGTAAATGCTAATGCAAGCAGCACTACCACACCCATAGTTACAGAAAATGCAAAATACATTGGTCTTTTTGTGAAAGGATCTACAGGAGCACACGCGACTCACGTTGTAACATGTCAGATTTTTGACGGTGTTAATTGGTGGGACTCTGCTCATTCTGTTACTGGCGAAGGGTTTTTAGATAATGAACTTTGTGTATGTGAACAGGTTAGAGCAAAAGTAACAACCTCAGAAGGCGCTACATCAACAGTAGATATAACAATTATAATTAAATAATGATTAAACCACTACCAGACAAATGGGTTCGTAAAGCTATATTTACACAGTTAAATAATATAGTAGTTGATGGTAACACAATACCCTGTAAAGATACAAGGGTAACGGGTAACAACATACCACAACACTACATTTTAATGACTACTCAAACAAACCAAGTAGACAAAGCGAATAAGTGCGAGTTCTTTTGGGATAGTAGCATATTATTAGATATTGTAACAACTTACAGGGGAACAGGAAACACAGGGAGCAGGGATTTAGCTGATGATATACTAGACGAAGTAAGGAATTTAACAAACAATTTAGTGTTAGATGTTTCTAGTGGTTTAGAGGTTTTTATACAAACACAAGATTTCCCAAACGACATAACAACAATAACAGCAAACGAGAATATATTTAGAAAATTTATGCGGTTAGAATTAACCATTAAATAATCGTATATTGCAATAATTTTAATTAAAATAAATACAAATTATGAGTACATTTATTCCAGGTGACGGGCTTGTTCTTTACATACATGACGGTTCTATTTATAGACCAGTTGCGTGTTTAACATCGAATAGCCTTTCTGAAACAAGAAACATTATTGAATCACAGACAAAGTGTAGCCCAGGTCTTATTGAGAAAACTGCTGGCTCGTATGTTTATGAAATACCTATGGAGGGTCAATACATCGACACTACATCTGTAGGCGCAGAAGTAACAAAGGCTTCACATGATTACCTTCATACTCTTATAGTGGCTGGTGGTACTGAGACGTGGAAAATGGACACGGGTCTAGCTGATACAGTAGCTTACTACGGTACTGCTATTCTTCAGGATTTAGAGTTGACCGCCCCATCGGGTGACGAAATAGCAACATTCTCAGCTACTTTATCAGGAAGCGGTGCAATTGTTACAGTTGACCCTATTGTTCCTTAAGAACTAAACAAAGCAAATTAAACTAAAATTAAACTACATGAATAAAATAAATTTAACGATTAATAAAAGGAAATTAACATGCTCTTTTGGTTTGGGCTTTTTAGGTGAGTTAATAGGTAACCTAGGTGTGCCAATGAACGATCTTGAGAGAGAATTATCATCTAACCCGTTTAAATACGTTCCAATACTTATTTTTACATCGGCTAAATATACTCTAATGAGAAAAGGAGAAGAGGCAGATTTTACTGCACTTGAGATAGCGGATGATATAGATGAAGATGGCGGTTTAAATGGCGACAAAGTTATTTCTTTTATGCAAGCTTTTTATAACTCTTTATCAAAGGATGTTCCAGTAGATGAAGACAACGGTAAAACAGATAAGAAGGAAAAAAAGTAGATTGGGCTAAAGATGTTATATCTATGGCTCTAGGGGAGTTAAAATGCCCCTCGTTAGATTATGTTTACGCTATGACATGGGCTGAGTTTAGAATTAGACTTTACGCATATGACAGAGAAGATAAATCAAACTGGTACAAGGTTCGTGAGATTGCATACGCTTCTATGTATGGTAGTCATGTATCTATTAAGGGTAAGAGATTACCTACTAAAGATAAGTTCATGCAGTTAGAGCCTAGAAAAGCAATTAAACAAAGTGAACGTATGGCAGCTAGAATAAAAGAGGTTCAAGAAGAGTACCACAGACAAAAACAATTATTAGATGGCTGAATTTAGCGTACAGATTGGAGGAGACACAGCCAAGTTAAAAAAAGCTGTTGAAGATGCTGCGAAGGCTTTGCAACAATTCGGTAAAGAGGCGAGCGACTTAAACGGACAACTTAAAAAGAACGCTATTGCAACAGCTAACCTATCAAAACAAACGGAAGATTTAAACAGAGACTTTAAGGCTGGCGTAATATCGGAAAATGCTTTCGGTAGAGGCTTGTTAGAGGTAGCTAGTGCGGAAAGAAAACTAGCGGCTGATAGTACCGCTTTATCTTCTAGGCTTAGTCAAGTAAACAAGGCGGCGAGCCAATTAGGTAATAAGGGTTTAAAAACAGTTGGTAAAAGTGCTGCAAACGCTGTGCCTTCAATGACCTCATTTTCACAAGTTATACAAGATGCGCCTTTTGGGATTCAAGGGGTTGCGAATAATATAACACAATTAACCATGCAGTTTGGTAACTTATCCACTAAATTAGGGGGCTCGAAAGCTGCGTTAAAAAGTATGTTGGCGACCTTGACAGGCCCAGCTGGTATATTACTTGCCGTTTCCGTTGTTACTTCTTTAATGTTAGTTTTTAGCCGTTCTTTATTCAAGACTAAAGACAAAGCAAAGGCGCTAAAGGAAGAACAAGAGAAGTTAACAAAAGCATTAAAAGATTACGAGGATCAATTAGACGCGGTAACAAAAACCCAGTTAATAGGGGGTAGAGCTTCTGCTTCTGAATTGACCAATTTAAAGCTGCTTAAGGTACAAACTCAAGATACTACAAGAGACATAGGGCATAGAAGAAAGGCGTTAGGAGAATTACAAAAGCTTTATCCTTCTTACTTTAAGAACTTAAGTACAGACATAAAAGATCAAAGACAACTAGGTTTTGCATTTGAGAGGTTAATATCTAGAATAGGAGACTTAAACAAGGCGAAGGCTGCGGCTGGACTGATTGCCAAGAACCAAAGAAAGCTAACCTTATTAGAAATACAAAGAGATCAAAAACTTGCTGAATTAGTAAAGCTTGGTATTGCTAAAGATAAAGCAAAGGCTAAATCTCTTATAATAAAAAGTAAAGCATCTGAGAAATACAACGCGAAACAAAAAGAGTTTCAAGAGGTATTAAACCAGATAAATCCTTTATTAAAGAAAAACGCTGAACTTATACAAATAGTTAGGGAGTCTGGCGGGGTTGTTCCTATAGACTTTGAAGTAAAAGAGTTTAGACCAGAGAACGTGAAAGCCTTTAAGGTTTCCGCTTCGGAGGACATTGTTGGTCTTGATGCTATAATTAAAAACTATTCTGATAGGATAGATTCTAGAGGGATTAAGCTATCAAAGCAGTTCACAGATTCAACAAAATTAAGTTTAGGGGGTATAAGCACCGAAAGCGTTGATATAGCTTTTGAGTTGCTAAAAATGAAGTTAGCCAGGTTAAGCGAAGAACTTAACGCAACAATAACTCAATCTATTGCGCCCACATTCATGAATTTAGGTGATGCCATCGGTAGTGCCTTAGCAGAAGGGGCAAACGTTTTAGACGCTGTAGGTCAGTCTATTGTTGGTAGTTTAGGCGGTTTGTTATCGGCTATGGGTCAAAAGTTAATAGAGTTAGGTACTGCGGCTGTTTTGGCTGGTACTGTTGTTAAACTATTTGGAACTATAGCGGGTATTGGCGCTGGTATTGCTGCTATTGCGGGTGGTGTTATATTGTCTGCGGTTGGTTCGTCTCTTAGTTCAAGTCAACAAAGCGGAGGCTCTAAGACTACAGGGGTAGGCGGCGCGTCAACATCATCAAGAAGATCAGGCGGCGGTGGCGGTGGATTTGCTTCTGGCGGCGGTGGAACTGTTGTATTTGAAATAGCTGGTACTAAATTAGTAGGCGTATTAAGTCGTACACTAGATAGGAATAAATCTTTAGGGGGTAGCTTAAGAATAACTACTTAATTACAATTGTATATTTTGTATTTTATTAGTCTATTACCGTTATATGTTTTATCGAATATATCACCATTCAAAGAACAAAGTATTGATACATTTATTGTGTTAATTAAGATATGCGTACCTATTGAACTAACTTGATATAGTTTCTCTGTACAGTTACAGTCTAAATTTGTTTCTTCGGGTTCTGGAAAAACCGTATCTTTAGAACAGCTAATAAACATTATAATGGCAATAAATAGTAATTTTTTCATAATATTGAAGTTTTTAGTTTATATAAAGATACATAATTTTAAATAAATGGCTGAGAAGTACTTTTTAGAATACAACGATACAGAGAACATCGTACACAGATTAGAGATTTCTAGCACTACTTATGTAGGGTCAACTACTGAGATAAGCGGCTCTGTTATTATGGACTATGCCGAAACAGATGACGCTATTGAGGCTATAAGAGGAAAGGGGTTAAGAGTCGAATTAGAAGCTAGTACTTCATTAACTTTTGATGATTTATACTCTGAGGTCGATAGAACATGGAGCGTAGTATATAAAAGAGACAGTATTATTCTATTTAATGGGTGGTTAGATAGTGATGGATTATTCGAGGACTTTGTGTCCGATCATTGGATTCTATCTTTAAGCTGCGTTGATGGCTTAGGCTATTTAAAAGACTTATCTTATGTAGATAGTTCGGGGATTACTTTCTCAGGTAAGCAAAGTCTATTAGAAATAGTAGTTAATTGTTTAGCGAGAACAGGAGTAGACCAAAACATTAATACAAACATTGATATATATTACGAGGGTTTAGCTACTACTTTGGATATAATGGATAACGTTTATTTTAATGCTAATAGATTCGTTAAGGACGACAACGAGACAATAATGAGTTGTGACGAGGTGTTAAGAAGTGTATTAGAGCCTTTTGCGGCTTGTATTACAACCTTTGAAGGTGAATGGTACATATATAAACCAAATCAGATATTTTCAGACAGTACACCCACTTTCTTTAGGTATGACAATGACGGAGTGTCATTAGCGCCAACGACAAAAACAGTTGATATTGCATACAATTTAGGTAGTCAAGTAGATTCTTTCTTTCCTCATCATTGTAACGCAAACCAAAGATTAGAGAACGACAAAAGCATCGGTGCTTATAGAATAAGTTACAAATACGGATTAGTTCAATCTTTATTATCAAATATACTTTTAGAGAATATACTTGGTGTTATAGACGAGTGGAGTATTGATAGCTTCACAAATCTAACCTTTAACGCTTCTAATTTAGGGGTAGATTTAGAGACTATCGCGGATGGCTCTGATGTTAAAAATATGACTTCCGATTTAATAAGTTTAAGTGCAAACGATCAGTTATCTTATACTTATAGATATAAAGTTATTGAGAATAATAAAATAGGGGGTTTTATCGATCCTGGAGAGACTCAATACAAGATAATTTTAACAGACGGGTTAACAACTTACTATTGGAACACCTCAGATTGGGCGCTGTTTAATGTGATGCTAAAAACCCCAATAGGCAATTTAGGGCAAGTAACCAGTCAAACGGTTAACTTAACACCTTTGCCAATTGCGGGAGATTTAACCTTTGAGATACATACATCTATAAAAGACGCTTTGGCTACTAGCACATCTGTAGTTCATTTACAGGAGGTTTCTATATCTCCAATTGAGTCAAACACAAATATAAAAGGAGAGTTTCACACGTTCCAAAGAGAGGACAATCCTAGTGCAAACATTAAAGACACTAAAGAAGTAAGCAACGGCGATAATCCTTCTGATGTTTATTACGGTACAATATACAAGACAGACGAAACAACCCCAACAGATTTCTGGTTTAGAAAAGGGGTTACAGAATCTAAAGCATTGTTGCAAATAATGGGAGAGGAAACATTAAGGCTAAATGCAGCTACCAAGAGACTGTTTAGCGGCTCTGTTTTCGGTTATATTCCTTACCTTAGTTTAGTTAACATAAACAATGTAACAGGTAAGTTTATGCCTATAGCTTATAGCTACGACACAAAGGCTAACATTACAGAGTTTGAGTTTAAGCAGATATACGGTGATGAGTTAACAGATATACTCTACGAACTTACTTTGGACTTTGGCAATACTGTTAAACCAACTATAAAAGGATAATCAATAAAAAAATAGTATCTTTGAACAAATGAACGAATTTATAAACGGCGCAATAAGAATATTATACTTTAAAATAGGTGAGAATTATTTGCCCATTGGATGCCTTACCGATAATACGTTTTCAGAGTCAGCTACAATGCTGCCAACCACTACAAGAGATAACTCTAATGGTTGGGAAAGCTCAAGACCTACAACACAAAATTATAACATAGAATTTAGTGGCTTAGTAACAAAAGATTACTTTCAGACTGATAAAGTCACATACAATCAAATAAGAAGTTTAAAGAGAGAAAGAACGCTGGTAGATTGGCGTATCTCTGTAGGTGATGGTAATTTCGACTATGGTAGTGCTTATTTAGAATCTGTATCAGATGAATCCATAATTGACGAGAACGTGTCTTTTAGTGGGGCTATGGTTGGATTTGGTGAGCCTATAAACGAGTTTGATAGTATATTCTTTACTTACAAAGAGTTTGTAGAGGCTAACGGTGGTACATTATCTAGTGTAAATTGTACTAAAATATTTATAGAAAGATTAATAACAGGATAAAATGGCGGGAATATACAGTAAATTAAAGGTGGCATTTGGTACAGGTTTCGGTGTAGGGGTTAGTAGGTTGTTTAACTTACTACCATTATTAGGGGCTTTAGATTACACGGTGACAAGATCGGGGACGAACGCAACGAGAACAAATAGCACCGGAGTAGTTGAAACAGTAGCGGCAAATGTGCCGAGGGCTGATTTTTCAGACTTTGGATGTAATACATTGCTAACAGAAGCGGCTACAGTAAATCTATACGTTAGCCCTGCGATACTAGCAACACAAAACGTAACTACAGTACTAGACACTTACACGGTATCATTTTACGGAACAGGTACGATTACCTTTTCGGGTACTTTTGTAGGTTCTTTGGTTGGTACAGGTATAAGCGACAGGGTTACTTTAACTTTTGCAGCTACAGCGGGAACGCTAACAAGTACGGTAACGGGAACAGTAACAAACGCACAGGTAGAATTACAAACGTATGCGACTAGCTACGTGGTAGGCACAAGGGCTAAAGATGATATAAGCGGCTACGAAGATGTTTCTATCTTTAATGATGATAAAGGAATATTATTTTTACATACTAATATGTTTGCAGATGATACGGAAGATATGTTTATCTCTGTTGCTGATGACGAAAACACAAACTTTAGGTTAAGAAAGAAAAGCGCGGATAATGATAAGTTATTTTATGAACGATACGAAAGCGGTGTAGATGTTAGTTTAGAACACGAACCACATTCTTTACAGGAGTTTAATAAAATTGCTTTATTCTGGAACTTTCCAGTAATGGAGTTATGGGTGAACGGTGTCTTAAGAGATACTAATTCTAGTTATACACAAATAACAGGGAATGTGCTAAAGTCTATTGATTTTCATAGCGGTGCTGCTTCTGGAGTGAATAACTATAAAGGAAAAACACTAGAAACATGGTATTCTGATGATCCAACAATTGATTTATCTATTGAAACATCTTTTGTAACATTAGAAGACTTGGTTAACAATTTTAAATATACAACTATATAATGGCTAAAGTATTAGAATTAGGAAAGGGCGGGGACTTTCATATAAAAGAAGGAGGTTTACTAGCTCACCAAGAATTAACAAACGGCAGGTTTGTTCCGCAGCCTTTTGATGTTAACAGAGGTAGTTTAGCTACTTTTATAGGGTCTAATGGATTAGTGCAAACAGCAGCAAATAATGTACCTAGAATTGAAACAAAAGACAGCAATAAGCACCTTATAACAGAGCCACAAAGCACAAATTTAGTTTTACAATCTCAGGAGTTGGAGACTGTATGGGGAAAGGAAAGTACAACGGCATTAGACAATGTGACGACCTCTCCTGACGGCGCAATAAACGCATCAAAACTAACTTGTGATATTAGCTCTGCTAATCACAGAATAAGAACAAATGTCCCTGTAGATATTGGATTGAATAATACTATGTCGGTTTATCTTAAAAAGGGATCGGGGGCTAACTCTCCTGATAACATTCTTATATCGGGGGGTTCAGGGTTTGATTTTGCAATAAACGTAAATGTATCAAATGGCGTAATTAATGCCGTAAAAGGAGCTGTATCAGATGAGAAATCAGAAAGTTTAAAAGATGGTTGGTATAGATTCTCTTTTATGGCGGCGGCAACATCAACCACGTCAGGTGGTCAATTTAGAATCGTTTTTGTAGATAACTCTACAAGTCAAGTATCTTCATCTTTTTCTTATAATGAGACAAATAGCGGTGTAGATATTTTTATATGGCAAGCTCAATTCGAGCAAAACATACTAACATCTACTATAGTCACATCTGGCGTAATAGCGACAAGACTAAAAGACCAGGTAACAGGGGCGGGGTATTCGACAACATTTAACAGTTTAGAGGGGGTTTTAAATATTAAGGTAGCTGCATTAAGTTCTACAAATGAGGGAGCTAGATACATAACTTTAAGCGATGGAACGGTAAGCAATGTAATATCTTTATTCTTGACAGGTACGGACACGATCGGGGTTTTAATTTTTAACGGGTCTTTACTGTGGAGTACATCAACGACCGTTCCAGATTTAACCGCGTTTACTGAAATATCATTAAAATATAAAGTCAATGATTTCGGGCTAAAGATTGATGGGGTTGAAGTTGCCACAAATACAAGTGGCGCAACATTCGCGGCGGGTACTCTAACCACACTTAGTTTAAATAATGGGATTGCGGGTACTACGGAGTTTTATGGTAAAACTGAGTTTATAAACATTTTTGATTCAGCAACAGACTATTAATTATGATGCATAAAAAATACGAGTTTCCAACAAAGAAACTATTAAACAGTAAATTAAAAGGATTGGATTTGTCAAACGAGCCAATAGTTTTAAACAAATTAACAATAGAGCAAGGTGTTTACAATGGTGAAGAAGTTGTAAAAGAGCCTGTTTTTTCAAAGGGGTATTGTGTTGATGTTGTTTGGAGTACAGAAGTTCCCGAAGACTGGAACGAATACGAAATACACCCAAAGAGTCCAAAGCACGTTATAGCACATGATTAATAAACTAATTCCTAAAACAGACAAACTAAAACACTTCTATTTATGGAGTATATTTTTAGCTGTTTGTTTATCGTTAACAAATGATATAAAATCACATTGTTTATGTATAGGATCGGCTATATTATGGGAGGTTTACCAGAAGTATATCAAAAAAGGAAAGAACACGCTTAAAGAAATTATAATGGATATCTTTTTCGGTGGTGTTTTACCTGTGCTATTACACTTAATTACAAAGATATAAGAAAGTTAACAATTAATTATATATACAATGAGAGATTTTTACAAGATGCCAGAGGGCGACGAAGACGACACCGATTTAACAGGTTCAGGTAATTCTGATCCAGACAAAGAGGAGAAGTAAATGAGTAGAACAAGATTGAAATATTATATTGGAATTATTGCGGTGTTTGTAATTGGGGGATTGCACGTATTGTTTTTTGACAATAACAGCAAATATGATGTTTACTTACTGTATAATCACAAAAGGTATTTAACCAATATACTTTATGATATTTCAGTCTTGTTTGATTTTTCTGTGTTAACATATTTTTTAATAAGATTGGATAAGGTTGTTTTTAAGCCTTTATTTATAATTTCACTATTAACCTGGATAAGCTATTTTGTTAATTACAATCAACTTGGTAGTTTACTTTTAATCCCTGCATATCTAGTTTTGGCTAGAAGGCATTACAAAAAGACATTAAAATGAAAAATGAAGTAAGATTTGGACATTTATTGACCCTAATGGCGATTCTCGTTATTCCGTTTGGAATATGGGTTAAAAACGTAGAAGTTAGATCATCTAACCATAGCGCAAAAATAACGCAGAACAGTAAAGATGTAATCAAGGCTGTAGAAGAGGTTAAATATATAAGAGAAGATGTTAAAGTTATTCAGGACAAGCAGAATGTACACTACATAAACATACTTAAGGAGATAAGTGCTTTACGAGTAGATATGCAAAACAAGAAAAACAGAGACTAATGAAAAGAGTTATTTTACCTAGAATTTGGAGAGACGATAATCAATCTACAGGGGCATTAATGGTAGTTGATGATAACGGACAGCCTTTATTTATTAATCCATGCGTAGAAAGAGGATGGCAAGACAATCAAAGAAACATAAGTTCTATACCTGAAGGCGAATACCCTTTAGTATGGGAGTATTCAGATAAGTTTAAAAGGATGCTATGGGAGATAAAAGACGTTCCTAATAGAAGTGAATGTAAAATACACCCCGTTAATTTCTCAAGAGACTTAAACGGCTGTGTTGCTCCAGGGCAAGATTTAGTTGATATAGACAAAGATGGTTACATGGATGTAACTGATAGCAGAAACACTCTTAAGAAGTTTCACAAAGCTCTTGAGGGAATGACTGAAACAACAATACAAATAATTGATTTATACGTATAATTATGGCGATACCAATATTAGGACTTATAGGAAACATTTTAGGAATAGGTAAAGGCGTACTAGAAAGAAAAGCAAAGTTAAAAGAGTTAAAGCAATTACAAGGGCATGAAATTGTAAAGGCTGAGACTAAAGCAATTGTTGATAGGGTTTTAAACAACACAGAGAGCGACAATAGCATTGATTTAATAACAGCAAGAAATAAGAAATACACTTTAAAGGATGAAGTAGTAACCTACTTATTCTTAACCCCTGTAGCAATTGCAGCGGTTACACCTTTTATAATAGCTTTTAAGGATAGTTCTTGGACTAAACTCAATGACTATACAAAAGAATCTTGGCAGAGCTTAAACGAGTTACCAGACTGGTACATGTATGTATTGATTGCAGTTGTAGTTGATGTACTAGGATTTCGTAGCTTTATGCGTAAGGCAATGGACAAGTGGACGAACAAGTTTAACATAAGAAAGCAATAATTAAAATATTTTCACTATATTAGCACCAGCATACTAACACGGCTATTCTTTTTAGTCAATATGTGTTAGCTTTTTGGTTAGTTTTTCATAGCAATTTTTACCCGACTAGGTTTTTAGTTTTACTAGGTCGGGTTTTTCTTTGCCTATAATTAGGATATATAAATATATTTATGTAAATTAGCATATTCTTAGTACTGAAACTAAGATAAAAACTAATAACATGATTGAAAAAACAAACGCAACAGATGAGAATATTGTAAAGTATTTCAACACACTTAATAAGTTGTATGAAGTATTACAATTGACTGACAGAATATCCATGAATAAATTTAGTGAACAAAACAACGTTACGAAAAATTTAAGTACAGTCTTACAAAAAGGGGGTGTAATAAATTGCCTTGCAAAAGGTCGTGGTTCAAGATGGGAATGGACTTCTATAGCTCCAACTAGAGAAATGTCTGTAAAAGTATTAAAAGAATTATCTAAATTAAACCCAGAAAGACCAGGGGTTAGAGGTGGTAAAAGAGAGGGGGCTGGAAGAAAAAGTAAATCATTCGAAAACAGATACTTAGACAGCTATACTATTAAGTTATTTTTTGGCTTAATTAAAATTAATATTAAATTAAACTACAACTAAACATTATGGCACAGGTAACAGTATTTCAAGTAGGGGAATTGAATGTAGAACAAACACAAGAACAAATTGTAAAATTAATAGAAGAGAGTGATTATTTTATTCCTCTAACCAAGGTTATATTCAATACATCTACAATATATTCTGGTGGCTCTAAATCTATAACAACTAAGGACGACGGGAGAAGAGAGAATATTTTAGTAGATAAGAAACATATAATACTAATAACTAATAATTAATAAAACTAATAACATGAAGATTAAAAAACAACAATTAAAACACATTTACGAAGTATTAGACAAGGAGAATATATCCTACCTACAGGAGACAATGAGCGAGTGGTTTCCTAAACTATTTAAAGAAACTAAATCTCTTACAGGGTGGCATAAATGGATAGGTAATAATAAAGCAATAGGGTTTATAAGTAAAGAGCCTACATCTGATTGCTATGTGTTTGATTATTTGACTAACGATGACACAAATGATTATGATAGTTTACATAAATCTTATTTAATACCAGCCACAGACAAAGAAGTAGAAGACGCTTTAATAAAAGAAGCTAAGAAGAGAGGGTTTAAGAGAGGGGTTGCTTTTACTAACTCACCTTTTTTAGATTGTCTTAAATCAGAAGTATATACTTTATGTAACGAAGTAAGTAATCGAGGTTACAAATATGATTATGGAAAATTATATTTTGATGAATGGACTTTATTTAGTAACGGAAAATGGGCTACAATAATAGAAACCATCACAAAAGAACAAGCAGAAAAGGAACTAGGTAAAACCATAGTAGACTAATGAAAGATAGAATACAAAAACTAAATCAAGAGAGAGACAAGGTTTACGCAAGGATGTTAAATACAAAGGGAACTAATGTATATAAGTATCACAAAGATATGTTTAATAGATTATCATCTAGAATAATTCAATTAAAACTACAATAAAATGGAATTAAGAACAATAATAACAGATACGGACGAAAAGATTATTTTAGAGTATGAAGGTTTTTTATATTCTCCTACTGATTTTATAATTTACAACGGACATCAATACTGTAATAATATTTACTCTGACGTAATAGAATATCAAAAGATAACAAGACATATTGTTATACAATAACTAAACACAATGAACACAGAACACACATTACTAAAAGGGGCAAACAATTCAGGCGGCATAACTTACATTAAATATTGTTTAGACGTACAAGATATATTGCCAATTAGAATTAACTTTCTATTAGAGTTCACAAACATATACAGCATTAACTATTACGGAATAATCACAAACAAAAACTAAAGATGGAAAACATAAACTACCACGGGATGCAGATAACCGCAAAGGAAAGAGAAATAACGCTAAGTTGTTGGTTCTACCAATACCCTCCAGAACACGTTAAAAGTATTATATATTACATGCGAGAGAATAGTGTTGACTGGATAACTAGGGATCAACTATCGGACTTTTACGAAGGCGCTGAATTTAATAATTAAAATAAACAAGATAAACCTTGTATATAAATATATTTATGTATATATTGCAGCATCTTAAAACTAGAACAATGGAAAAAACACTAAAACTAATCAATAAATTATTAGACTTAACAGGTACATGTGCAAACACTAAAGTACATAATGACCTAATAGAAATTAAAAGCACTCTATCAGAAGAGTTATCAGAAATAATTAAACAAATAAGATAATGTTTAACCACGACCCTAGAAACCCATCAAACTACACAGGTACAGTATCCTGTTGTTTATGTGATGCAGAATACCAAGACGATGAAACCCACTATTGCAAAGAAAACGACAATGAAACAGGAGTATAAGAACTTTATGCCCACACCGACAGTCATTTACATTAAGCACGCAAAGAAGAACGGAACAACACAAGTATTAATTAGAACACAGGAAGAGCATGAGTAAGAACCACGAATTAGACCTAACAAACGCTATAGAGCGATACAATGAAGAAGGTAATGACAAATACGAGATGTCTATAGATAGAATACATAAGACACTATTAAAAAAAGGTATTAAAATAACATACGGAACTTTACTAAACTACAACGGTACAGGATCACAACAAGCACCAAGAGCATTTGAAGTACTAAACATTATTTGCGACATACTAAAAGTAACGCCTAACGAACTATTAAAATAAAACTATTTAAAACTAAACGAAATGAATAAAACACTGCGAGAAATACAAAAGGAACTAAAGAAGGAGATGCCTTTTAAGTGGCGTGTTCAATCTTTCAGTAAACAAAAAGCACAAGCAACCTGTGTTGCATACATTGACAGTAGAGGCGTTCAGGACGTTTTAGATGCAAATTGTGAATGGTCGGATAGATACTACGAAGAAAACGGAATGTTATTTTGTGAGATTACAATTTATGCAGACGGTAGAGAATACAAAAGAAGCGATACAGGAAGCGAAAGCAATGTAGATAAACAAAAAGGTCATAGCTCAGACGCTTTTAAAAGAGCAGCGGTTAAATTCGGTGTAGGTAGGTTCTTATACTCTTTAGATATAAAGTATTTAACAGCTAGCGAAAAGAAAACAACAAGTAATTATCCTTTTGTAGTAGACAATAACGGTGCAAGAGTTTGGGATTTAGCCAAGCACATTAACGGAGCACCAAAGCCAAGCAAAGTTATGAAGCCCAGCGAGAAACTAAAAGCGTGTAAAACATTAAAAGAATTACAAACTGTTTACACGGGGTTAGCAAGAACAGAACAGACTGCAATGGCTGGATTAAAAGACGAACTTAAGTTAACACTAAAATGATTAAACCTGACGACGAGCAAACTTTTAACATAACGTTCAAGACAACAAACGAAGGTTACAGTTATATCCTTAATTGGTTAAAGCATCACACAGAATTAATATCTGATAGGGTGCTACCTGATACGGACGATCTTTACGAGTCTAACGAATCATTTAGGGCTATACTTAAAAAGATTAAGAAGGATAAAGACATTAGAGATAGTATAATTAACAAACAAAACAAATAACATCATGAACAAAAGAAAAGCAAAAAAACTATTTCACTATGTATTAGGAGTAGGATTATCATTATCATTCGCAATAGAACTAATTAAAAATCTGTAGTCATGAGTTTATACGCCTATTGTAAAAAAGCAAGTGATGGAGAACAAAATTCCCATTGCAATAATAAATGCATGGCTTGCGTAATTCACATTACGAAAAAAAAAGCAACTATGGATGAACGATTTAATAAACAGTAGCTTAAAAGATACAAAAACTAAACACAATGAAAAACATAATAGCAAATAGAGTAATAGAATTAACAGGTGTTGATGTATTTAAAAAGACAAATCAAAAAGAGTATACACAGGCAAGGAGCTTATTATTTTCTTCATTAAAAGAAGTGTGTAAAATGACCGACAAACATATTTGTGATTTTAGCAAGCAAAACGGTCTAAAAATAAATAGGTCATCAATTACCCTGTGCCGAAATAAATTTAATTTATATTGCAAAAGTAATATAGAATTAAAAGACTATTACAATTCTATTGTTTTTGAAGATTATAAGGTAAGTAAAACGGAATTACTTAAAAGATTATCGGAATCTAAAAGAACCTTAAAGAAAGTAAGAAGAAGAAACGACTATTTAGAATCAAAGATTTTAGAGTGTACAAACGAAACAGTATTTACAAACGAAACATTGATCGAATTAGTTAAAAATGTGCCCGAAGAAAAAACAAAACTTGTTTACGATAGATTAAATCTATTTATTAAAAGTTGGGGATGGAAAGATAAAGCACTACCAAACGCTTGCAAAACTTATGAGTGCGGATCAATAAGAGCTTTTTAATGCGCTACGATCTAAAAAACGATAAAGAAAGGTGTAATGCTGAAACTAAATTTAAACACGCTTTAAAGGAGGGTAAAGCAATCGAGTTAAAAGAGGTTAGAAAAACCCGTAGTATAACTCAAAACAGCGCATTACACCTTTACTTTACGTTTATAGCTTATGAATTGAACAACTTAGGGTTAGAATTTCGTTACGAGGGCTTAATTACTAAAGGATTAACAAGTAGGTACACGGACAACATAGTAAAAGAGTTTATTTGGAAGCCTATACAAAACGCTTTATTTGATATTAAAAGCACTACCAAGTTAGACACTAAAGAGATTAACGAAATCATTGACGTAATTACAAAGTACTTCGGAGATAAAGGAATAACGGTTGACTTTCCAAGTATAGAATCATTAACAAATAAAAACTAAATTATGAATGTATTAAGTTTATTTGACGGTATGAGCTGCGGACAAATAGCATTAGAACGGGCAGGTATTAAAGTAGATAAGTACTTTGCCGCTGAAATAAAAAAACACGCTATAGAAGTTACACAACATAATTATCCAAACACTATACAGTTAGGAGATGTTACAAAAGTAAAAAGCAAAGACTTGCCTAAAATTGATTTATTAATTGGTGGTAGTCCGTGCCAGGACTTTAGTCGGGCTAATAAAGAAAGAAAAGGGGTTGAAGGTAGTAAAAGTAGTTTGTTTTTTGAATACGTAAGATTATTAAAAGAATGTAAGCCTAAATACTTTTTACTTGAAAATGTAATAATGAGTGATTATAATTATTGGTTTATATGTAACGAAATGGATTGTGAACCCGTTAGACTTTGTGGGAGTTTAGTTAGTGGCGCTTTAAGGGATAGGTTATATTGGACAAATATACCCCCTTTTAGTCACGATATAACAGGGAGGTTGATAAGTCAAATTACGCAACCTAAAGACACATTAACAACATTACAAAGTGTTTTAGATAGTGGTATTTCAAAAAAAAGGAAACATACCTGTTTAAATACATCTTCTGGAGTAGGTGGTAAACAAGAGTATTTAAGACACCGTAATAATACGACTGGTATGATTACGTTAATATATGAAAATGACGGAACAGTAAGGACTGTAAACCATAACGAACTAGAAAAATTGCATAATATTCCAGAGGGTTACACATCTATTTTAAACCAAAGAAAAGCAGGTGACTTAATAGGTGACGGTTGGACTGTAGATATTGCTACTCACATATTTAAGAACATCAACAACAATTAACAATGTTTTAAAACTAAATTATGAAAACACCAACAACACAATTACAACAAGTATTATCCCACTTAATAAAAGAAGGTAGGGTATCAATTAAACAATTCTTTTACCTCCCTGCTTTTCGCACTAGAGTATCAGATTTAAATTTAAAACATGGTTTAATATTAGATAGCTCAGAACGAGAGAAGGGAAAGAACATACACGGTAACACGTACAGCTTCCCAATTCACAAGCTGCCAACCGATCAGAAAAAGAGAGCTATTGAATTATATCAAGAATTAACTTGCTCAAGTAAATAATTATCGTATATTTGCGATGTAGTTGCCTTTCGACATTATAGCAACTTAACAATATTAACATAAGCCTTATAATGAATGTAGAAGTCGGAAGCTACAGGATTTATAAGGTTTTTTGTATTAAATATTATGGGAACAATAGTAAGATTTTTAATTGAAATTGCAGCAATACTTTTAATATATTATGCTTTTAATGATAATATAGATCATAAAATACACTCTAAAGCATGGTGGAAACAGTTAGGTTTAATAGCGTTGGCTATAACTATTATAAAGATTAACTACGGTAATTCTTTAACGTAATGGCTAAAGATAAAAAATCATTTCTAATATATTGTGATATAATAAAATCAATAGACCATTTCACAAATGAAGAAAAGGGTATATTATTCCAGCATTTACTTGAATACGTAAACGATATGAATCCTGTTTTAACTGATAGGCTAATTCTAACAGCCTGGAAACCAATAGAGAACCAACTAAAGAGAGACTTGCAAAAGTACGAATCTGTACGTAAACGCAACAGCGAAAACGCTCTAAAAAGGTGGGGTAAAAAAGATACCAAAGAATGCGACCGCATAGAGTCGGATACCAAAAGTACCAGAAATGCCGATAATGATACAGATAATGATACAGATAAAGATATATCTATTAAAATAGATAACAGTAATTATAAAAAAATAGTTTTATCTGATTCTCAGTTTATGGAGATAACAGCAATGCAAACAAAAACCAACTTTGATACTGTTATAAAATACCTTGACGAATACGAAAATCATTTAATCAGAACAAGTGAGCAAAAGAAAAACATAAAAGACTTTAAATCGCATTTCACTAATTGGATTAATAGACAAGATATTAAAAAAGTAATTAAGCACGTAAAACAAAGATATGTATAACCTAGATAAAGCACTAAACAGACTCGCATGGCGATTTACTAACAAAAAAGGGTTTACTCCTGGTGAAGAAGATTTAAACGCCTTAAACACGCTTATTTCGTGGATTAACCGCCAAGAGTCAGAAGCTATAAAAAACAATCAGTTATTTGCAAAGTTGTACATTTACAATCTTAACCAATCAATTAGGTATTTTGAAGCGAGTGTGTTTGATGACATACCACAAAAAGAGGTTAGCCGATTATTAGACTTACCATTAAAAAACTATTACAGCGCATTTCATAAAGAGCTACAAAGCAACAATATTACTAGAGTAGTTGAAAATAAGAATATTCCTAAAGAAGATATATTAAAAGAGTTAGAAGAAAAATACACTTTAGAAGAGTGTACAAAGCAACTCGATAAAATGATTAACGAGGCATTAAATAGATTCAGTTAACATGAGTAGACCATTAATAAAACTAGACAACGAATACAAAGTAAATGATTTTGATTATAAAAACCATATAGTAAATTCAAATACTATTAACTCAGAGTTAGACGACTTCATTACGGGTAAAATACCACAGGGTTTTAAATGTGGGTTTGAAGTGTTAGACGATCACTTTCAATGTAAAAAGAATGAGTTTTATATCTTGACAGGTAAAAAGGGGCGTGGTAAGACAACGATAAACCAAGCTCTACAAATTATGTACAGCCTTGCAAACGGTTTGATTTGGGTTGTAGCGTTCCAGGAGAATAGCCATTGGTCTATGAAACTTAACTACATGAATTATTTACTAGGCGAATATGCAACAGATGTAAAAAGAAACAATATAACAAAGTATAATTTAGCTAGTGACTGGATAGATAAACACTTTATATTCATTCAAGTAGAAGACATAAGAACGGCTACAGAAGTAGCAAAGGGAATAATTGAAAACGGTACAGATGTACACGCCTTACTACTTGATCCTATCAACTCATTTAAAAACGGTTGGCAAGATACGGGCAACGGTTATGCCGATGGTGTAGTTGCTGGTTTAGAATTACTTAATTTTAGTAAAGAATTTTGTTCTGTACATATCTCACAACACCCAAACATGGCGGGGCAAAGACAAGAGGGGGCGGTTACAAGCTACCAAGCAGAAGGGGGTTGGTATTTAAACAAAGCTAGTTTTACTTATGTATTACACCGTGAAAAAGGGAGTTCAGAGAATCAATTAATTGTTGAGAATGTAAGAAACAAACATACTGGGGGTTCTGAAACAGAAGCGGACAATCCCGTTATAATAGACTGGAGTCCAATAGGTATAGACCTAAGAAAAGTATTTGGATTCGAAACAGAAAAGGACGTTATACAGCAGCTAGTAAGAAAGTACAATCCTTTAAGCGTAAAAGAATCAAAGCCAATACCCACCGCCTCACTAGACCAAGCATTTGGAGACAACAAAAAAATAGTATTTTAATGTTGTGTATATAAATATATTTATGTAGATTGCGTAAGAATTTAAAACTAAGATTATGATAATTACAAAAGAACATCAGGAGGCAATGGTAAATAATTACAGAAACAAAGGACATAACGAATCTGAATGTATGGGCTTTGTTGACGGTATGAATGCAATGTTTGAATTAGTAAGCAATAAAGACGCTATTAAAATTGACAAGAGATATTATAGACAATCGTTTTTAGATTGGATGGAAAAGTACTTTGTTTACGACCCAATAACTTACGGTTATAAATCTAAGCACAACAAGACAAGGCATACTTTGGGTATGTTGAGAAAAGATTATAAAAAGGCAATGCTTGAATCAGCTTTTAATTAAAAATTAACTAACAATAACTAAAACTAAGATTATGATATTTACAGAATGTTGCCATTGTGACGAACCAATTATTTACGGATATGAATCAGGTGATAGGGGCGCTGGTGGGTTTGTAGAGATAAAGTGTGAGAAGTGTAAAGAAAGTAACTTTATAGAATTAGTTTCTATTGGTGGCGAAACAATGACAAAGGAATCATTTTGGAAAAAGCACCCTAACGCAAAGAAAAACTAACAA